TCCGTTCACAGATTTTCACGATTCTAGGCCTTTTTCATGATGTTATTGGAGTAGTGGTATGAAAGGTAGAAAAAAAACACCGACGGCGATACTAAAAATGCGAGGGTCGTGGCGTGCGAAGACGCGCCCAGGCGAACCCGCTCCGAGTGCATCGCAACTCGACTCACCTGAGTTTCTCGGGCCTCGGGAAAAGATTATCTTCGACCAGATGTCGGAGGCGTTGTTCCGCGTTGGCGTCCTCACCGAGATCGATGGTTCAAGTCTTTCCCGTTATGCGATCTGTCTCGTCCGATGGATCGATGCCGAGGCATCTTTGAGCGCTGGAACTCCTACCCATATCGAGATCATGGGTGATGACGAACGCCCGAAGGGCTACAAAGAGACCCCGCCTTACATGGTCTCATGCAAAATGCACGACCAACTTTTGAAACTCGAATGCCAGTTCGGCCTGACGCCTGCATCGCGTCCGAATCTCCAGTCAACCAACGGCGGTAAAGATGGCATCATCGACATCATGAGGGCGATACAATAACCACCCGAGCGCCAAGGAAAAAGAAGCCTGCACCCGCCAAAGATCACCCGATTGTTAGGTTCTTTGGTGACCACTTGCGCCATACAAAAGGCGAGTGGGCGGGTACGGGCTTCGTGTTAGCTGAATGGCAACGACAGTTTTTGAATGAGCTCTTCGGGACGGTGCGCAAGGATGGCCTGCGCCAGTACCGCACCGCTTACCTCGAGGTGCCCAGGAAGAACGGTAAGAGCACACTCGCAGCGGGCATCGCCTTGTTTCTTCTCTGCCTTGATCGTGAAGAAGGTGCAGAAATCTACAGCGCAGCATCAGACAAAGATCAAGCCTCTATCGTGTTCGACCAAGCTTGCCAGATGATCGAAGAGAACCCAAACCTCTCAACAATGCTCCGCATCTATCGCAACAAAACCATCGAGCATAAAAGCTCGAACTCTTTCTACAGATCGCTCTCATCGGATGCCTTCACGAAACACGGCTTGAACGCTCACGGCGTCATCGTGGATGAGGTTCATGCGCAGCCAAACCGAGAGCTTTGGGATGTGTTGACAACCTCGACCGGGGCCCGAAGGCAACCGCTCACGCTCGCACTCACGACCGCTGGGCACGATCGCCAGAGTCTGTGCTGGGAGCTTCGCCAGTATGCTGAAGGCGTCAACGATAAGCTCATTCACGACCCGACTTTCTACAGCAAAATCTACACCAGCACGGGTGACTGGAAAGCAGAATCAACTTGGAAGCAAGCCAACCCGAACTATGGGGTCACGGTAAAGGAAGACTATTTCGTCAAGGCAGTCGCAGAAGCCAGTGCCAACCCTTCCCGAGAGAACGCTTTTAGAAGATTGCACCTGAACCAGTGGACATCGCAGGAAACGAGATGGATCTCGCTCGAGCGTTGGGATGCGTGCTCCCGCGATCTCCCTGACCTTTCCGGGAGGATGTGTTTCGGTGGTCTCGATCTTTCATCGACCCTCGACTTAACGGCATTCGTGCTTCTCTTCCCGCCTATCGAACCGAACGAACCCTACTGGATCTTGCCGACCTTCTTCGCACCTGCGGACGCAGCGAGGGAACGAGAGCGCAACAACAAGCACCGGCTCGACGACTGGGAACGCCAAGGTCTGATCGTGACTACGCCTGGGCGATCGCTCGACTATAGGGCAGTCGTGGCGGTCATTGATGGACTGGCCCGAAAGTACAACATCCAAGAGATCGCAGTCGATCGCTGGAACATCAACCAGATCAGTAAGGATCTCGAAACGCTAGGCAAGAATAACGGCAGGCCCGACTGGCTTGTGGGCTTTGGTCAAGGGTTTGCTGCGATGACCGCACCCTCGAAAGAGTTAGAAGTCTTGGTGCTCTCTGAGAAGATCGCACACGATGGCAACCCAGTGCTCCGTTGGATGTTCTCGAATGTGCAAGTCGAACGCGATAACGCAGGCAACATTAAGATGCATAAAGGCCGAGCCGTCGAAAAGATCGATGGCATCGTGGCAACAATTATGGCTTTAGGTCGGGCGCAGGTCAGCAGCCTAAACGCAACAAATATTTACGACACCCAAGGAATCACACTACTATGATGAACCGCATAAAAGGCTTTATCTCTCGGGCGCTTTCCCTATCGGGTGGCAACCTGAAAGACCCTCGCCTCAACGAGTTGTTCGGGGGCAGTTCCTCCGATGCTGGCGTCAGCGTGACGCCTGACACTGCCCTCACCTACTCAGCCGTGTATGCTGCGGTGCGTGTGATCGCCGAGGCGGTCTCGTCATTGCCGCTCAATCTTCACGAACGCAACCCCGGTGGCGGGAAATCGAAAGCAAACTCGCACCCGCTTTACCATATCCTTCACGACAGCCCGAACCCTGAGATGTCTAGCCTGCAATGGCGTGAAGCATCAATGGCACACCTGTTGTTGCATGGAAACTGCTACACCGAAATCGTGCGCGACCTTGAGGGCAATGTGGTCGAGCTCTGGCCCATCGACCCGACCATCGTTAGACCTAACCGCACCGAGCAGGGTCAACTCTACTACGACCTCAATCGCGGGAAGAACTTCATTACCGCTGCGAATATGTTGCACATCAGCGGGCTTTCCTTTGACGGTATCAGCGGCATGAGCCCGATAGCTTTGGCCCGTCAGTCGCTTGGGTTATCAATGGCCATTGAATCTTTCGGCGCTGGCTACTTTGGTCGAGGTGCGAGGCCCGGTGGCGTGTTGACATTCCCAGGACAACTCAGTCCCGAAGCTCGACAGAACCTGCGCAGATCGTTTGAGGAGTTGCACGCAGGTGGTGCGAACAGTCACCGAGTCGCTTTGCTCGAGGCGGGCCTTAAATGGGAGGCTATCGGCGTCCCTCCCGACGACTCGCAGTTCCTTCAGTCGAGAGAGTTCCAAGTCGTTGAGGTTTGCCGGTGGTTTAATGTTCCGCCTCACAAACTAAAAGACCTCAACAAGACCAGTTACAACTCGCTTGAGCAGATGAACGTCGAGTTCGTGGTGGATACCCTGCGCCCTTGGCTCGTCAGGTGGGAACAACAACTCAATCGGAAGGTGATCCGACCGAACGAGCGTGGCAACTTTTTCTTCGAGCATAATGTTGAGGGGATTTTAAGGGGCGACCAAGCTTCGCGTTATCAGGCGTACTCAGTTGGAAGAAACTGGGGCTGGCTCAGCGTCAACGAGATCCGAGAAAAAGAAAACATGAACCCTGTAGAGGGTGGTGATGTATTCATGCAACCCATGAATATGCAGGCACTCGGCACCGCACCCACGGCAGCGCCCGCAACCGATCCGAGTTTGGTGGCAACTCCACCAACCTTACCAAACCCTCCAGCGACCACACCCGCTCGCTCTCATGAATCAATCATCCTTCGACTCTTAGATGATGCAGGCGAACGCCTGCAAAATGTGGAGTGTTCAGCCGTGAAGCGCTTTGCAAACAAACCCGCAGAGTTTCTCGCCAAGCTCGATCACTTCTGTGCCGAGCATCGGGCCCGCGTCGTGTCTGCCTACTCACCCGTGCTCGAAGCGTTTGGCCTAACCACCGATCTCGATGGCCATGTCCAGCGCCACCTCGACCAGTTCCGCTCTACTTGGTTGGACTTCTCAGGCAGTGTGACCGCAACGAAACTTGCCGAAGCAGTTTCGCTCAAGATTCAAAACATGAAAGGGGTCAGCAATGAAAACTAATACCGTTGAACGCAGGTTCTCTACCGAACTCCGAGTCGATGTCGCAGCGCAGAAGATCATCGGCTATGCAGCGAAATACGACTTATCCTCAGAAGACCTTGGCGGCTTTCGTGAGTTCGTTCGCCCTGGTGCATTCCAGCGGTCGCTCGACTCCAACCCCGATGTGCGGGCCTTGATCGATCACAACCCCTCGCTCATACTCGGGCGCACCGTCTCGGGCACGCTAAGACTTGAATCAGATGCCACCGGGCTTCGGGTTACGATCGACCCACCTGATACCCAGTACGCTGCGGATCTCATGGCAGTCATGGCTCGGGGCGATGTCTCGCAGATGAGCTTTGCGTTTACGACTTCCGAGGATGCTTGGGATCTAGTTGATGGCAAGCGGGTGCGCAGTCTTCTCGCTGTTGAGCTCCATGATGTGAGTGTGGTGACCTATCCCGCCTACCCGGACACCAGCGTCGCGGTAAGGTCGCTTTCGATCTACACCCAGGACGCCATCAGGTCAGCGCAACGCCTGCGTGAGCTTCGCCTCCGGGGCGACCGGTAAGAAAAACGCACCTGTTTTGCTGACATCTCTAGGGGTGGGGGAAATCCTCCACCCTATCAAAGCCTATAAAAATAGCGGTTTTAAAGTATTTTAAAAATATTCCGTAATTATCTATAATAAATAGTACGCTATAACGAATAATAATATATACTAAC